GGGAATGCGGCCTGTCCAACAAATGGCGAGCTGAATGGCTGCACCATGCCTGGCGCTCTCATGCGGATAATTGCGCCAGTCTCGTTATTTAAAACGTCATCGATATTGACCTGACCCTCAACCACAGCAGTGCGTGGGTGGATGGACTGCGCCAGCGAATCAAGCGTATTACGCATGATCTCTGACTTGATCTCTTGGATGTCATGCGTGATGTCAAAAATCGACATCGCTTCCAAAGGTGAAGTATGTGGCTCGGGGTCGCAAGGGAAGTCCACAAATGGGATGTAGCTGGCGGGTAAGTTACGCACCATGGTGTATCCAGAACCCATGCAGCAAATTTTCCGCAATTCTGGGATGCCATCACCATCAAAGTCAACGCGCATATACGCTTCGATATACAAAACCCTGCGCTGCATGGGATTCAGACTGTCGCCTGCGCCCATGGTGGTACTCAAAGGCTGACGCGCCAAATACTCGTCATTGCTGTCTAAGTCGGTGCTGCTGATGTTTTCTTCAATTTCATCCTGGTCATAGCCCATACCGATCAGGTCAGAGACTGTCGCCATTTGGCGGTGGGCAATGATGCCGGCATCATCAAACGATCTCGCCCTGCGATCCAGCACCAACTCTTCGGGAGGTACGGCCATGATGCGGATACGGCCATCTTTGGTGTTGCGCTTGATCTGAACGTCATGCAACATTGGCTGCGGCATCTGCATGGGCAGGCCAGTGGATGGATCAACTTGTTGATACATCGCATCCATAGGAATCGATGGATCGGGATAGCTGACCACGATCTTGACCTCGGCATCCTCTTGCATCAGGATTTGCACAGTCTGGTCATCAAGGCCAGAATATTCTTCGATCTTGACCTCTTCGTTCTCTTCCCACCAATACTTGGCAATGCCGCACTTACGCACCAGCGAGTCCTTGAACAAGGCATAGGTGGTCATGAAACCATTGTTGTCGGCGCTGAATACATAGTTGGCGTAATCTGTCGCCTGCTGTGCGCCAGCCACATCCTCGGGTCCACGCGGTACATACTCCACCACATTCTCAGAGCTGAAGAAGACTTTCATCAGGCTGGGCAACATGGCGCTGACAGTGTCGCGCACCTCCATCGCCACCACCTGACTGCGGCCATCTTCCTCGTTGCCAAAGGGGTCGCCTCGGTAATACTCAGTACCCTTGGCGCGGATGGGTGACACATCAGAGTCGATGTAGCTAACAGCGTCCTCCAGTTCGCCAGAGACAATGCCCTGCAACTCGGTTTCATCCATTGGCTCAATTGCGCCAATGTCGGTAGTGATAGGTAATTCGCTCATTTTTTTGCCTTATTCCTTGCAGATATTGCTTTGGCCTTGGATCTTGCATCCTCTTTGCTGGACACGCCCCATGCTTTCAAACTCAGCAGCAAGCGCGTTGGCTCGCCGTCTTTCATCTCTGGGCCTGCCATATTGCCCATTCTCGCAAGGAATGATGCCCTGCGCGGATTGTCTCCACTCTTAACTGGCGCTTTCAAATTCATGCCCTCGGCCTTGGCGCTGGCGCGTCCCTTTGCATTTAGGCCGCCACTTGGACTCTTTCCCTCTTTACGCTGCCATGCGGGTGTTTTCATATCTAAATTCCTTAAGAATCAAACCAATCAGATGCATATTTTGGCCTGTTCTTGCGTATCCAAGGCACTGCCTGCTGAGTCAGTTTGTTGCCATCTAAGCCAACAGTCTGGCTGCCAATGTGGTGGACATAGGACCGCGACAAATAATGGTGGAAACCCGCCGCACGCAAGTCTTCGCAATGCACATCATCTGAGTACCAATTCAGCGGTGGGAACTTCTGCACCTCCCACGCATCGCGGCCAATCCAACCAAAGATGGGACTAAGTACCTCCATCGGCACAATGGCGTCCTCATATGGGTATTTGAAGTAGTGCAGCTTCTGATCAAAGGGATTACTGCGAATGTTCTGCACTGGCCTTGCGGCATCGCATCGTGCAGCCACCCAACCCACTGGCTCGCCAGTTTCCTCTTTGAGCTGCGCCACATCCTCCATCAAATACTTGTAGCTGGTGGGGGTCAGCACAATGTCGTCATTGGCGCAGACAACAGAGTCAAATCCATCAGCAAAGGCGCGATCCATGACATCGTTGTAGGACTCACCAAACGTATCAGAAACACCAAAGACTTTTAGATCAGCGTCATAGCCGCCAATAATGGACTCTGGACCGCGCAAATAGACAGGCACTTCGGGACAATACTCGGCAATGCTTGTGAGCATCACCCGCAAACCTTTGCCGTGTACTGTGCTGATGCAAATCGGTGAGATCACTTCTTTGGCTTTGGCTTCTTGGCAGTCTTTGCAGCCAACTTGAAGTCAGCAGCAGACGGCGCGGCCTTGGAGCCAACCTTGTTCATCTTCTCGCCGCTGCCTTTGGCTATCCGAGCCTGTTTTGCATTAATGTTGGCATAAAGCCCTGGTTTAGTCGCCATTGTGTCCCCCAATCTTGATTGTGAGTAAGGACTCAGGCTCATGATCTGACGTTTCCTCATCCATTCCTCCATTCTCGCCGTCACCAGTGTTAGGACCACCAACCACCCATGCATCGCAAGTCCTGCTTGCGGCGCACTTGAAGTCGAATATCTCGCAGTAACCCAAGTCGGCCAGCTTGATCGTTCCCCATGGATCAGCATCATTGCCAATGCCGTCAGCAATGCACTGCTTCAACTTGTCAGATACATTGAACGCTGCACAGTTACCGCAACGGCTTTGCTTGGCATCATCCACTGTCACATCCCACTGGTCAGCTTTCTTTGACCAAAATTGAGTATTGGGCAATGCGGGATTCTCAGGGCCATAGGCTGCTGAAGTAATCGCCTTGGCGCGATTCTTCAGATTGAGCGTGATGTCCTGAGTAGGTGCAGGGCAGCTTGCGCCGCCATCCTGATAGCCAGGCTTTTGATCCATGGCCTGCGCCATGGTGCGTTGCATAGTAGCCATTATTTCATCGCTTTCTTAGGTTTCACACCAGCAGAACTCAAAGCAATAGCCAAGCCTTGCGCCTTGCTTTTTACTACTGGACCACCTTTGCCTGAGTGCAGCTTGCCAGCTTTGAACTCGTTGTAAACCTTAGAAATCTTTTTCTCGGTTTTGGTTTTCTTCATCATCGCAATTACTCCTTTAAAGAATTATCGAATTATGCAACCCTTGAGAGGTTTCTTTTCAACGGCTGACTCCACTTCGTGCTGGCCTTTGACCCCATCATGCCAATCACCGCATCAGATGCAAACGTCAAGCAAAACGCATCAGCCTTGTCAGGTGACGCCAATCCACGCTTCTTGATGTCGTCCTTGCTCTCAATCTGAATCTTGCCGTTGGAAGTAAACATATACCTGACAGTCGCCAACTCAGCCACCAACAGTTCATCTTTGGGCAAACGGCAATCCCTCTGCTCCAGCCACGCCTTGGCCTTGTACCAAAGCTCAGCCTTCAAATTCCTGTAAGTACCGCCCATGGCTGGGGACTCCGAGACATTGATGCCGCGTGCTGGAAGATTCAGCTCTTTCAACCGATCCACCACGCCAGCACCCAAGCCAATGGAGTCCACCAGTATCTCCTCTGGCCTGTCGCTTGGCGCCAAAGCCTCAAACTCAGCCACCACCGCACCAGTCAACTGCATCAAGTCCAGATTCTTCCAAGTCTTTATCGGCTCAATTACCGCGTTACCGCGCCTCTTGCACAGCGCAGACCGATCCGAGCCAAACCGCGCAACGTCCAATCCCCACACCAATGGCGCATAAGGACTTGCCTCAACATCCCGATTCATTGCCAAATCCAGCAACTCCATTGGGATGACAGTATCTTCATCGCTTCTCGGGAATTCACCCAAGACGCGGATGCGGTAGGCATTGGACTCCTCGCCGTACCTTGCTTTCATCTCTTCGATATACGCCTCAGATACTCGGGGAGAGTCGGCGCAGGACACGCGCATGGTCACCCAGTCACCCGCCAATCGATTATGGGTGTCGTAAAAGAAACCGCTGGAACGCACAGGGTTACCAAGCAACAGCGTCACGGCGTTGTGGCCGGACATCGAACCTGATGCCGCCTCAAACACCTTTTCGGGCACGCCTGACGCCTCGTCAGCCACCAGCATCACGTTGTCGCTGTGGACGCCTTGTAGCGCCTCGGGCTGCTCGGCGCGGCTTGTCCTGGCAGAGATGAACGCCTCTTCGTTGGCGTCTTTCACCTCGATGCGATCCTGCTTCACCTCCAACTGGTCATGCAGCATGGGTGGCAAAACCTTAACCCAACGCTTAACCTCCGCAAATAATGCATCGTACAACTGGCTGGATGTCGGCGCAGTCACCACCACCTTGACAGGGAAGCGCAGGAACAAGTACCAAATCATCGCCCAGGCACTGGCCGTGGACTTACCCACGCCGTGACCTGAACGTACGCTTATGCGGCGATTACCAGCGGCGATGTGGTTTAGGAACTCCACTTGCCACGCATCAGGCTCGGTGTTAAGCACCTCCTTGACAAACAGGACAGGGTTGTTCTTGTAGAGCTTGACGAATTCGACAAAAGGGTTGTTCACCACCAAATCATTCGAATTTTTTTTCGGGGGGCG